AACGAACCATTGAGGCCGCGCCCCGACGCCGTTCTGCGTTTAACCGTAAACTCGACAAACGCCGATGCTTTAGACAATGCTTTGCGCGATGCCTTCTTGATACGCTTCGGGAAAGCCTTGATCATTGCCTGGACTTCCTTATCGTCTAAAGTGACGTGTACCTTCATCTCACCTGTCGACCAAAGTGCAACGATTGCTTCTCGGCGTAGGCGACGGTGCCGTTCTCGTCTGCGTCGTACTCAATACCGTCTTTAAGGACTCGATCCAGTTCTTCCGCGTATGAGTCGCGGTAATACTCCATCATTTGCTGAAACCGATCCTCTGCGCCTGTTACTTCCCACTTGGTGAGTTTCGGCAAAGCGTAGTAGCCCAGGACGCGGTATGCCGCGCACCGGGTAAACTGAGATTCGGTCAGCAGTGAGGTATCCATCTCACCGCTGATGTTCTTGAACGGCCACCAGTGAATCCGCAGTTCGCGCTCAATATCTGCTTGCGCTTTTGCGTGTTCCGCGGTGAACGCGCTGATACCGTAAGTGAGGATGTCCGGCTGTAAAGCCGTCAGATCACTGTCAGCACTCATTGCCATCTTGTAACCCCCAAAGGGGGGAGGCGCGGTGTTACCCGCACCCCCCGGTTAGGAATTAAAGACCGGCGTCGAAGTACATCTCAATGCCGTAGTTGTCTTTCAACTCACCGACGCCATAACAGGCTGTCGCGTTGAGTTCCCAACCACGGATGGAGGCATCGCGCTGTGGCTCGATGTTCACATCCCACTTGACCGCCAGACCCAAAGCCTGAGGTACGAACACTGCGCCTTTGGCATCGCCAGAACCGTCAACCGTGATGTTGGCAGATTCGAAAATGTCGATACCGGCAAGCGTTCCAACGTAGCCGTTACGCATGGCCTCGTTCTGCAAATCACCACCGTTCGGGTTAGCAAACGTGTTGGTGAGACTGGCCTTCATGTTGTAGACCTGATACGGATGCAGAACGGCGTACTTCTGGCCGGGTGCGTTGGCGTTGTCCAACTGAGCGGCGGCATTAAAGAAATGCGCGGCAGTCAGTTCAGTCGTGGTCGCGCCCAGAGCGGTAGAAAACCCATCAAACAGGGCGATGAGGTCTTCGTCCATCTTCTTGGCGACGGCTTCGCCCAAGACCTTACCGAGATCAGCAGCGATATCGCGTGCAGAGGAACGAGCGGCAAGATCGGACAGAACGGCCTGTACACCAACTTCTGCGGCAGTGAGGGTCGCGCTTGTGGTCGAGACCGTGGTCGAGGACATATCCGAGCCTTCCGTCAGGGCTGATGCCGAGACTTCGGGGTAGACCGGAACTTGGATTGCTTTGCCATCGTCACCGGAAATGTCGTAGGTGGTGACGAGGTTGCGGACAAGAGAGGACTCTTGCGCGGTGAAGATTGCCTCACGGACGATACTGACGAACAGATCGTCGAGAGTGCTTGTGGTGCTAGTTGCCATTAACGGCCTCCAATGCAAAAACGGTTAAAAGACCCGTGATTGCAAAGGTCGGCCACGGTGCCAACCACCCCGCTTAATTAACGTCAGTGCGGTCTGACGGCCCCGGAGAGGTTTCCTAGCCCGGTCTAGGGACGAAGCCCCGGAGTGACTGCTCCGAGGCTCCAAGAGCCACAAAAGCGAAGTCGCCGGGTTGGAGCCCATTGACCTCTAGAACCGAAAAAAGACTGTATAAAAATACAGTACAGGCGATTGTACGCCCTCTCAGAGCCATGTCAAGCCATCTTGATGTAGCCCTTGTTGTCTGTTCTTGCTTTGCGATGTTCGGCATATCGCTCCCTGCCTGACTTGCTTTTCATTAATTCCGCAAATTGATCCTGATCCATATTATCAATGCTGTCATTCGAGATACCGCCGCCGATTGATGATTGTGATCCAGTACCGCCGGGATTGGCAGAAACGAAGTGTGGATTTTCCGACAAGAATTCATCCACCAATGTATCAGGCGTCAGCGGATCGCCTGTCTTGGCATATCGGGTCATATTATTGGCGTCGATTACCTCTACTTCCCCGCTTTCTGTCATACGCACATTGGCGCGCAATAGATTAACCACTTGCTCTGCATTGATAGCCTTTCTGCGGCTTGCAGAAGCCAGTAACGCATCATCAACCTTGAGTTGTTTCAGTTCAGATCGTAACTCGTCGATTGCGCTGTCCTTTACGGCAAGATCATTACTGTGCCGCTCATGGTCTGCCTTTCGGATTTGTTCAAACTCTCCGCGCTCCTTTTGCCGTTCCAGTTCTTCGGCTTCTTGCGCGGCCTTCATCGAGCGGTATTCGTCAGGGTCTACCCCTTCATACTTGCGCTCGACTTCCCTGTTACGTTTATCCAACCGTTTCTTGACGACAGCATCTATTTCATCCTGTGTAAACATCTTCTCGGTGCTTTCGCTTTCGACTGTACTTGGTTCGATCTGCGTGTCGTTTTGCTCTGTTGATTCGTCTGCCATGTTTAGCCACCGGGTTGCGCCGCGTCACCGTACCAGTCGGGGTCGACCGGCATAAAGTGATGGCGGCAGTTATAGCCACCGCGAACCACAAAAGGATCGCCGGGGGCTTTGCCTTGCCAACTGCTGTTGACCCATTTCTCTCTGACCTCATCATCGCTCATCACCATTCCCTTGTGCCTGATGCACCAGTCGCGTGAATCGCGCACTAAGGAGCCATAGTATTCGTAATGCGTCAGCCCTGCCTCTTGCGCTTTGGCTTGCGTAAACGAGCCGTTAAACTGCATCAGCGCATCGTGCACCTGTTGATAGGCGTAGCGGCGTAGGTTGTTGCCAGCGCGGTCACGCGCATAGATCGTATGCAACTGCTCCACCGCATCAGCCACCTCATCGGCGCGGCTCGGGTCATCGCGGTAACGCTTAACAAAGTCCACCAGTGCCATCGCCGCCACATCGTCGCTTTTGGCAAAGACGCCGTTGATGGCTTGCCGCATCTCGCGCACAGTCTCTTGGGCGGGTCGCCCCGCAAGGGTGTTTTGGTACAGGCCATTTGCAAGCGTATCCACAAACCTGGCGGCAATATCCTCGTACCCGGCAAAGGCGATGCGCTTTAACTGATTGACCGTCGCGGCATCGGCGGCAACAAAGCCCTCGATTGCCCCCAACTTCTGCATCATCGCCACCACACCCGCGGCCACGTTGTCGTAGTCGCGCACGGTGTCATCTGCCCAGGTTAGGAACGTGCCGCGGATAGCGGCCTCGATGGTCACGCGCTTATTGATGGCCTCAGCCGGGCTAATCTTGCCCGCGCCCACCAACCGCTCGATCTCTGCCTCAAGGCTTTCCAATACGCCCTCAAGCCGTCGCCCATGCGTAGCATCAAGCCGCTCGATCAGCCGCTCATGCGCGTCTTGCAGACGCTTGATCTCGGCAGGGCTAGGCAACCGGCAACTCCGTGGTGAACTGGCCGACTATGCGCTGATTGGCAATCTCGTCATAAGCCTGAGGCAGTTCATCGTCCTCAACCACCAACGCGGCAATCTGCCGGTCAATCGCACGTTGGAAGGTGCCGCTTTGCAGTCCGCTTGCTCGGGCCATCTGCAGGAATTCCAAATCGGCATGGTAGTCACGCAGATCAAATGAGTCGGCGTAGTCGATAACCCCATCCCAATCTCGACCTTGCCATGCGCACCACAGCGTCCATAGTTGTTCCTCTGCCAGTTCCAAGAGGTCGGCTTTCTCCGAGAGTTTGCTGTTCAGCATCTGGAACTCGGTCTGTAATGCGACTCCGCTCTTGGCTTGTTTTTCGGTTGCCCTGACTGCTCCCAAGTGAGTAACCCGATCCACTGCTTTGATCTTGTCCTCGATGCTTGCGCGGATGCCATCAAGGTTACTGCTGTTGGGTTGCAACAGGAACGGCGTTAAACCGGGGTCAAGGTCATCCGGCATTTGGATCACGCTACCGGCTCCCGCGCTTGCCTCCGTGCCGTCGGTCTTGGCGAGCGAGGGGTGGTTGGCAATGCGGATCAACTGCTCAATCTCGCTCAACTCGTTATAGATCGCACGCTGTATATCGGCCACGTCTGCAATGTCAGGTACGCCCACGCCGCGGATCGGTGAGCGTTGCGCGTAAACACAGACCGCGGGAATGACCCCAAGCGGGTTATCCATGCGCTCAATCAATAGCGGGTCTTTTTCCGTCTCCGCTTCCCATAACTCAATGGTGTCTGGCGTCCAGATGCGAAAGCGTCGTTTGATGATGTCCGTGTTGCTTCTCAAAGGATGCTCAAACATCTCACGCACTTTGAGGTACACCAGTTTGTAAGCCCCTGACGGCGTGCGCTCATAACGCCAATCAAACACGTTCTCAGGCGTGATCAGCGTGAGGTAAGGCCGGATATCTGCCGCCAGTTCCTCGGCGCGGGTCGTGGCCTCGATGCTTGGCTTATCCAACAGCAACCAACAGTGACCGTAGACGCTAGACCACACCGTTGCTTCCCGCATCACGGTGTTAAAGGATCGCCCGTCGTGATCGGCATCCATCAGGAACGGCGCAAGGGCCGGGTCGTTTTCTATCCCGCCAAACTCCCGGGTCGGGTTATCTCGCCAGATAAACGACGAGTAGATATGCACTACGTTCTTGCACTGGTTATCGAGCGGGGTCTGTGCAAGCCGCTCCTCATAATCCTGCTCGGATTCCAGTTTGTATTTGGTCAGGTATTGCCCTCGGCGATAGTTATCGCCCCCCAGGTAAGAGCGCAACAGAAACTCCCATCTAAGTGAATGAAGGTCGTAGGTAGCACCGGTTTGCGTTATTTGCTCGTTAGCCATTAACTCCACCGTGTTGGTTGTCGTGGTTCAATATGTCGGCGCAACGGCAACTCGCCCATGACGAGGTAGCCGATTGCGTCTGCGATGTGATCTAACCCGCTTGATTTATCGGGCTGATGCGATCCGTCTATGTAGGTCAGTCCATCTAAAGATCGGATTAGGTTTGTACAGCGAGGGTTAACAAATAATCTGCGCTTATCGTCAGCGGTTTTTAACGCCGCTTGCACAGTGTTAATTCTATCAATGACAGGGTGTGCATTACGAGGCGCGCGCACTTCAAATCCTGCGTTGGACAAAATAGCGAAGTCGGTACGACCCACTGGCGCCGAAGTCTTACGAGCGCGTCCAGACGGATCGGGATATACAACGATAGGTCGTTTCGGGTATCGCTGTTTTATTTCTTCGGCCATTAGTTCCGTGTTGCTGTCTTTCAACATGATCTCGTCGATCAGGTGTAACTGGTCTGCCGCCCTAACCGAGATAACAGCACTCATCGGATCCACGTTGAAATCCATGCCGATTAATAAGGTGCCACCGTTATCGGTTACATCAGCAACGTTTTCTACGTGGTCGAAGTTGGAATAAACCCGTCCAGAAAGTGCCTCGAAGGTCGCGAGAAATTCCTGTCGAAATTCCCTCTCCCCCATATCCCGCATGGCGACTTCGATCTCGTCAGCCGACACCCGCGCTCCGTCTGCGGTGGTGAACTGGTAAGCGGCCCACCCTTCTGTATCCTGCGCGTATCGGAATAGGTCGTAGAAATGGTTGTATCCTTTCGGGGTGCCGATCCATAAAGCACGCCCTTGTCTATCTGCCAACATTGGCCGAAGGACTTCATGCCATGCATCGGGGTGCATATCAGCAAATTCGTCCATAACCAAGAAATCAAGACCAACACCGCGAAGACTGTCGTAATTATCCGCGCCCCGAAGGGATGCTGTGGCCCCATTAATTAACTCCAGACTCAGGTCAGTTTCGTTGGTGTGCGTGATTACGCTTGCCGGTGTCATCCGTTTTAACTCCTTCCACGCAATCTGCTTTGCCTGTCTGTAAG